CTAATGGGAGCATCTAGCTTTGGTAAGGGTGATATATTTGGAGCAAGCAATAAGGATACTACTATTTCTTGGGGTGATATGAACTTCGCTCTTAAAGATGGAAAAACTGAAATGGGTGAGGCTCACCAAGTATATGGAGATAAGAAGAAGGGAGGAAAATGGTTCCCTGGAGGATTGGGTGGATCAACTCTGTTCCCTTCTCAAATGAACACAGCGAAAGAAGATAAACAGACTAATACAAATTATGGTGGTGGTACTGCTCAACAAACAAGTGGTTCAGGAAGTAGTGGTAGTATTTTAGGTGGTCCTCAACAGAGGAATAAAGCTGGTGGAGATGGTCAGGGTTCTGAGGATGGAAGAAATCAATCCATGATGAAGAAGGTTACTGAGCAAAGAACAAGAGCTCAAGCACAAATGAGACAGAGCCAAACTGCAATGGTTCAATCAGTGATAGAATCCGTTCAAGCTAATAATCAAGCAGTTCGTTCTTCAGTTGCTGCAGCACAGTCTGCTATAGCTAATTTGTTGGCTAAATCTAGAGGTGGTAATCCACAATCTAGAATAAATGAACTTAGAAGTACACAGGCATCTTTAAATAATAGTAACTTTAATGCCTTAATTCAGTTGAGAGGGGTGTAAATGCCAAAATTAAGAAGAGATGTTGGTGAAATAGAATATCGTCTTACTATTCATAGAAATGGTGAGAGAATAGAAAATGATGGCAACTTTAATTTTAGGTCATTTTGTCAAGGATTTCAGATACAAGAGAGTTTTCATTTAGCAACGGTAGAAGCATCTTTCATATTTTCTGATGCTGCTGGTATGATTGCTGTACTGAGTGGTGCTGAAGAGATTAGATTGCAAATAATTAGTTCTATTGTTGATAGGATCTATAAATTTAGGATTTATAGAGTTCATTCTCGCACTAAAACATCACAAACAAGTGATGTCTTCATGGTTGATTGTGTTAGTGATGAGTATATGACAAATGAAAGCACATCTGTTTTTGGTAATTCTGATATTCTGTTTAAGAAAAAGAGAAAAGCAGAAAATATGATTGAGACCTTGGTTAAAGGAAATAATTATCTTAACTCAAGTAAGAATCTTTATATAGAAGATACTGTTAATAAACATTCATTTGTTGCAGTTAATTGGAGACCATTAGATACAATCTATTGGATTGCAAGACGTAGTATAAGAAAGTCTAAGTTAAGTGGATCATTGCAAAATGGATTTGCTTTCTATGAGAATGGGTTAGGGTATCATTTTAAATCTATTGATAAATTAATTGATGATATTAATGATCAACCAAGAGATGAGAAGACGAACTTTATCACTGGTGTACCTAGGTTGTACACATATGCTATGAGTCCTAAACAAATGGATGATGAAGTCTTAGATGCTTTTACTTTTCAGGGTCTTGCTTTTCCTGAAGAAAAAAATGTTTTAAGAAGTTTGAGAAATGGTTCATGGTCTGGATATACTGTTGGTTTTGATCCAGTTAATATTACATCATCTAAGATGGGATTGAGTAAAGATACAACAACTGATGATACTCGCTATAATATTGATGATATGTGGTCCAAGATGTCACATCTTAACGGTAAAATGACTGTTGATCCTATTACACAGATGGATGTTAGGGTTCAAGAACAAGTATTGAAACCTAGACGAGTTCGATATACAATGTTACCGAACCAAGCATTTGATCCTAAGTTTGTCGGTAATGCTCAACCAAATTATCAGCAATTAGCTGACTTGGAAGCATATCAGTATATGAGAATGGAAAGTCTTACTAACACACAACTGCGTATTAATGTACCTGGAAACCTTGATTTATATGCTGGTTGCGGTATTGATCTTAATATACCCGCAACTTTTAAAATAGGTCAAAAAACTCAGATGGATAAAAAATACAGTGGTAAATACCTTATTTCAAGGGTAACTCATAGCACTGAAGCAGAAGCTAGTAAGTTTAATACAACCCTGACATTACTAAAAGATTCGATTCTTAGAGATAAATAGTATTGTTACCTATAGTAACGGAGAGAAACATTATGAAAACTATCGAAGACCATATTGCAGCAGACATAGCTATTATCGAGGATCCTCAAACAAATCCAGCTGCTCGTCGTCATTATAAAGAAGAGCTTCATGAACTTGAGGTTTATGAGCAACATCATCATGATGAGATAGAAGCAGGAGATCATCACGATCCTAATGCACTTGAACTATTTTGTGAGATGCATCCTGATGAGCCAGAATGTTTAGTATATGACGATTGATGACTATTTGTTAGGTCATTGGTCGAATAGACAACAAGCACAATCCAATCCCCACTCTTTTGCCCAGACTGAGATTATATGGGAAAAAGAGGAGGATTGGTATTATTCTAAAAATTTTTATCGTGTAGATGGTCCTACACAACCTTATAGACAGAAAAGACATAAGATAAGAGTCTTGGAAGATAAGGTCATTATGGAAAATTATCGATTAGACCTGACAAGGAATGAAGAATGCGATATGTTATTCCTCTTCGAGGGTGATTCTTGGCATGGCAAATTGGATAGTGAACGATGCAGGGGAGATAGAGGAAACCGTATTGTTTCAGAAATTCATTTGTATGGTGACAAACTTCATTGTAAGGATCAAGGATTTGACTCCAACAACAACGTTGTATGGGGGTCTCCTTATTTGTACCGTTTTATTAGGGTAAGTTAAGGAAATATAAGGACAACCTTTAGATATGACCAAAAGTAGCTAGAAATACTTGCTTTTCCTGACATTCTATTATAAAATAGTCTGAAGCATCAAATCGAATCAATGACTTACAAGCACCCTGAGAGAGTTTTGGAGAAACTCACTGATGAGGAATGGGTAGAAATGATTGCTATCAAGCAGGCCATAGCAGAAAATCCTTCATCAGTTCATCCGAGAAAAATGGAATACTTTACCGAACTACTAGTCCGTTCGGATACCATTTATACAAGGAGAGTATCATGAGTGGGGATACAGGAATAGAAGAGCAACCACTTGTTTTTTATTCCAATGAAATGACCGAAGCTAAGAGAATTTTAATTAATAAGCATCGGATGTTAAAAATTAGTGGAGTTTATGTAAAAGAAAGGTGGAGAACAGGTAGTCCTATGCAGGGATAAATAATAAAAAAGCCTGACGGAAATGAAGCTTGTTGATGGAATTGTTAATGAGAACGGTACGTCCTTTGTAGGGAAGGACGGTTTCTTTTGGTGGGTAGGAGAAGTTGAAGACAATGAAGACCCTATGGAATTGGGTCGTGTAAAAGTTCGTGTTCTTGGATACTATACCAGTTTTGATGGTGGTACTACTTCAGATCTACCTACAACTGGATTGCCTTGGGCAACAGTATTACAGCATACTTCTCAAGCAGGAAATAATGGTCAAGGTGAAAGTTCAGGACAATTACAACCTGGAGCAATAGTTTTAGGATTCTTTTTAGATGGTGAGATGGCACAGATGCCTATGGTATTGGGTGTCATGCGTGTTAATAAGTCAGAAATTACCAAAAATCAATCTTCCTTTGCATTTACAGATCAGGATATAGTTCCTGGAACCTCTATTAATAATTCTGCTGTTCATCCCGCAGAAAGAAATACTATTAATCCTACTGCACCATTAAGGCAGTCGGATAATAATTCTGTTGCAATACCTGGAAATAAATTAAGTAATATTGGTGGTAGTGGATCACCTAAGAATGTTGGATTGGGTATATTAGGTGGAACAACTAATCCTATTAAACCTTCCACACCCACTAAACTTATACCTGCTGCTCATGGTGTTGGTGGTCCTTGGAAGACATTAGAATATAAATTATCATATTTAATAGAAGATCTTGCTAATACCTCAGCAAATTTAGTTAAGATTGACAAAGATACTTACTTAGATATTGTTATTGGTTCTTATATTAAGAAATCCGATTTAACTAAAAAGATTGATGACTACTTGAATGTTATATTCACTCAAGTAATATCTGCTATGCGTCAATCCTTAGCAAATCTAGCAACTAATTTGAAGGTTGATAATATTCTGAAGAACTCTTCGGGATTACCATTTGCTGCATATAATGTTATTCAACCAGAGGTTACTAAGATATTAACTTCATTGTGTGCTTTAGATGCTAACATTGCTACGTACAAAGCAGCACCAATGTCAACGATTAATACCTATCTGGATAGTTTCCTAGCAGGTGTTGATGATAAACCAACTTTAGTTAAGAAGACAGTTAATACTGTTGTTGCAGATATTGTTAAAGATTCAGCGAAGATCATAACTGGTGTTGGTGATATTGCTAAGAGTGTTAAGACAACTGTTAGTGGTATTGGAGAAGCAACTAAGATTATTGATGAGTGGGAGAAAGGAAGTGGGATATATGAATTAAATACAAATCTCTTTGAAACAGTAAATACAAATCTTACTGGGTTGATGAAACTACTGACCAAATTTACAAGTAGTAACTGTAATAGGTCTTCAGCGACAACATCGTCCGTTGGGTGGTATCCTTTATATGGTATTACTACTACAGTGAAGGATGTGTATGGTACTATGTTTGATCAGGCAGATCCATATCTTACTTCTTCTAAGAACCATATTAATGGTTCATATGAATTATATCTTGGAACACCTGGTCGTCAGGGTGAAGTCCATAAGAAATCAAATGGAACAACTCATACATCAATTGCTTTTAATGATGCTCATTATTATGAGAAGAAGATTAGAGATGATTTAAGAAGTCAAATACCAGAGGAAGAGTATGTTACTATTAGTTCTGATGTTATTGAAGCAAAAGTAAAAGAATATGTTGATAAGAATACTAATAATAAAGGGGATATTGGTGGTTTAATTGCAGATCATGTTTCTTATGCTGGAGCATTAACTCAAGAAGTTCATGGTGATGATTGTAAATTGGTTAATGGTTCTTATGTTAGGACTATTGACGGTGACTATCATTTAAAGATAACTGGTAACTGTCATATAGAAGTTGGTGGAGGTTTCTTCCTTAGTGCTGAAGGTGCTGGATCTACTACACCACAGAAGAATACTATTAAATTTGGATCTGATACTGATATGAATGTTGTTGGTGCTAAGTTTGAATTACAAGGTGCAGAGTGTAATGTGGCATCTATTTCTACTAAGATAACAGGACATTTATTTGAGAATTCTTCTTATCAACAGACTATGAGTGCGGTAGAACTATCACTTACTGCTGATAATTCAATTGAAATGGTAACACCTCATTTATTACAACTAATCAATATTGAAGAAAATGCAACACCTAAGAAACTGACTGGTATCCGTACCATTGTTTCTGGTGGGTGGGATACTCAGATCAATCCATCAGATGTTAAGGGATATAGAATTTCCTTGACTTCTACACGATCTTCCTATAACCTGCCAGTGACGGACAATCTATTTACTGTCACAGTGGCAGACGCAGTTCGGTTGACAACCGCATAGGACTCTGCTATACTATGAAAGTAAACAACGAGGCATACCATGTCTAACGCATTAAAAGGAGCACCATCTGAGGTTCTTGAGCATGTATTCGTAAACCTATCTAAAAGACAGGTTACCTTGCTAGACGAAGAGGGTTACACACAAGATGTGAACTTTAAGTTTGATGATGAGGGAGCAGAAGGATTCGCTGAGGTAGTTTCTACTCTCAATGAGAATCTAACAGAAGAAACATTGACAATATATGACTGATATTCAAGATATAACAGAAGAGGAGGCAGTTTCAAACCTGCCTTTTCTTTTGGCTATGACTCAAAGAAATCGTACTGTTTGGAGAATTAAAAGTCCTAACGGTGCGATTGCTTTACTATCACCAGTTTTACAATCTGGACCTCCTGTAGATAAGGAAGTCTTGGAGACTGTTGAGGACTTCAGGAAAGGTTTTATGGAGAACACTCCTGAAGATGCAAAAGTTGACACTACGGCATAAATATCTTATAATATGCTAGTGAACGAGGCAGACCAATGCGTCTTAAACGCCATGAAACTCCTAGAAAGCAAGGACGCAACTTAAAATCTAAGTTAGCGTCTGCTCGTTTGCGTCAACTCAAAAAACAAACCAAGATGTTTATTAAGAAACTCTATGAAAAGGACATTTGAGTCTATAGACAAAAAAGGTCGTCAAACGACTTGGGAATGGGAGGAAACTCCTGAAGTTCTAGCAGCACTAGAACGATTACACAATGACATTAAGGAGGAAAAATCCAATGACTGATTTGAGAGTAGTTCCATCTATCGATCCTGTAGGAGTGGATAGAAGAGAAAGGTTGTACGAAATTTTTGGGGATTATATTAACGATAAAAACGTTAGTCCCAATGAAGCATATGAAGAGTTATTGTCAGAAGTTGAAGGTTGGATTAAATTCCATAGTGATAGTTTAGAGAAAGCGAGTGATCTGTATAATTTACTTTTAAATCAACAGAGACAAAAGGTAGGTTTATCAGACTGATTCCCTTATAAATAGACAAGTAGCCAATAGTGTGATTATTCCGTGGGAACTAAAAAGATATCTCAGTTAGAGAC